CGGTACGGCGGGGAGTCGTCGGACGGGGATTCCACGACATGCGCTGACCTCGGCAGCGGCTTCAGGCAATGTGAGATCACCCTGAACGATACCCGCAAGGTCACCTGCGTCAAATTCGGAGGATACCGGGTCGGCGGCGGCATGTCCTGTGATTGGGACCATGCCGGCGGGGCCGACGGGGAGCCACGGTGAGAATCGAACAAGAGCCCGACTGCCTGTGCATCCGGCCGGAGGACGAATGGGAACGCCAAGCGGCCGGGATCCTGGTCAACTGCCTGCTCGGCTATTTCACGGAACACGACAAGGGAAAGGAACAACAATGAAAGACATCGACATCGCCATCGGCATACTCGACAAGCTGATCGCCCGGGAACGCGAAGCGGCCGACAACGGCATGCGCATGGGCAACAGGATCCTCGAGGAGAACGCCTCGGCCAGATACCACGCCTACATCATGGCCAGGGACGAGATCAGGGACGCGCTCGCCGCCAACGGGAGGGAGGAACGCGATATGCGGAACCCGTTCCGATGCCGACGCGGCGAACTCGTCACGAGTGACATGAGGGAGAGGGATAAGGCCCTCAGCGGACTCATCGAATGGCTTGGCAGGGAACGCGATGACGTGCTGCAATGGCGCGGGAAGGACGGGAAGGGCCTTGTCAATGACCCGGTGCGGCCGGTTGATTTTTGGACGCATGAAGCAAACGTCTACGCGCGCGTGATTCGTCGCTGTGAATCCATGCTCGGTCATGGCGGGCCAATGCCCACGGAAATGAAAGCAAGGGGTGTGAAATGAGTGGGAGACGCAATCTGGCGGCGGCTCATGCCGGGTACATGACCTGGGATCCGCCGGAGGTCCGTTGCCGTGGATGTGAGTGCCGCTTCGACTCATGGCGGGAGTTCGGCGAGCATGTGGACAGGCTGCTCTCGGCCCCGCCGCGGTCCGGGGCGCAGGCCGTGGAGGACGTGCTGGCCGACCATCTGGGTGACTTCGATTCGGAAGGCGTCCTCGAGCCGTGCATCGACGGCCATGGCCGCATCGTTTGCGGTTGTGGCTGGATGGCGAAGGGCTCGGACATCGAGGACTGGTATGGCCATCTCGCCACTGCGATCCAGACCGGGCTGGACGGCGTGGCCGCCGAGGCGGTCGGGGGACACGGGCCCGACAGTGAGCCGGGCGAGTAAGGGGACGGGTATGGAGGACAGGATGCTCAAATCCCGTGAGGCCGCGCGGATGATCGGTATCTCGCCCAGGACGCTGGCGAAGTGGCGTCAGAGGGGCGTCGGCCCGCAATGCGTGAGATTGGGATACAACCTCGTGGTCTACCGACTCTCGGACATCGACGCATGGATACGGGAGCATGAGGCATAGAAAAGAGCCCACCGTCTCCGGCAGGCCCTGGCATCACCACCAACCAGCCTACACCACCGGAAGCGGGAATCGAACAAATGAACGAACCAACCAACGAATCCCAACCAACACCAAGCCAGATACAACCAGCACAAACCAACCCAAACAAGCCAGCGCTCGCCGGCATGTGCCAAGTGTGCGGCGGGGAGTGCAATCTTCGCAATACGCTGTGTGACAAGTGTGATGCCGTAATGAGAGGATGGCTCCGCGACTATCCGTCATGGATCCAAGCCCTGCGCGAGTTCCTGGACAGCACCGCACATTATGGTGGCCATCAGCCCGGCCGGACCAATTTGGCCTCGGCTCCGACGCCGGTCAGGTTGTCTGTGATTGACCATCTGCAGGAGATCGATGATCTGGCCGTCGCTCTTTGGCGACGGTTGTATGCTCCGTCTGCCATGCCGTGGACTGATAGCAGGATTCATCCGTCCGTATCGAAGTGCCTGAGTGTTTGCGCGGATTGCGATCGTCTTTCACGATTGCCGGACATCGGTTTGATTTGGCATGACTGGGAGGGGTTGGCCCATAAGACGCTGGGCATCATCGACGTGCCGCCATCCAGGCACGGCATCGGCAGGTGCCTGAATCCTTTGTGCGGTGTGGAGTTGACCGCTGAAATCGGTGCGGTAAGTGTTAACTGTCCGGTGTGCGGCAACACTTATCGCGTGGTCGACGTGCGATTGGGATTCCTGCGGGAGTGCATCGAATCAGGCAGGGCGTTCACGCGGGGGAGTGCGCGGAGCTGCTGCGCGAGTGTGGCTTCCAGTGCAGCGTGAACACGATCTACTCGTGGCGCAAGCGTGGCAGGCTTCAGCCGACCGGCAGCAACGACAAGGGACAACCGCTGTACCGCCTGTCCGACGTTCACGCGCGCCTCGCTCGCCATGACGTGATTTGACCTTTTGCGAAGTGCAAGGCAGAATTGTCAGTGGATTAGAGGGTTCAAACCGATACACACGGTTTGGACCCTCACTTATATCCGCCAACGGATTCTTCTAACTCCCTCTGGTAAGTCCCGTCCTGTCCGAAAGGCATATCGGACACGCTTGCCTGTGGGCGCGACCTGAAATCGCGTGCGTACCGGGCTCCAATCGCGTAATCCGTTCAGGTCGGATTGCGGTTCGCCTTCGTAGGAACCAGTGGTGGATCATACCGGCCGCGGATCCCTAACGGATCCCCCTTCCTCGCGGCCGCGTGTGTGAGGGTCCGAATCCCGGCGAAGGCGTCCCATGCCACCTGACCCCGATGAGTGGATGGCGGTGGATGCGCAATCAGATGAACTGGAACAGCAGTGACAGGAGATTCAGGCTCCCCGACGATTGGGAGAAGCGCAGGGCCATGGTCAAGGCTCGTGCTCATGGACGCTGCGAAGCAAGAATCCACGCGAAGGATTGCGATGGGATCGGGACCGATTGCGACCACATCGTTCCCGGAGACAATCATTCGCTGGATAATCTGCAATGGCTGAGCTATGCTTGCCACAAGGCGAAGACGGCGCTCGAAAGCGCCGAAAGGAACAGAAGATACAAGAAACTGAGAAGTCATCCGAATGAACGACACCCGGGCCTGATCGGCCGATGAACGGGTGACGATGCCGGTGGGGGAGGACTCCGCCGGCGTCTACCCCATAAACCGCCGATAGCAACTCAGGTCATACATACGCCTTTCCGTCCCGTTTTTCGCGGTCCCATGTTTTTCCGACCATTCGTCGAGATGACCCCACATATCCCGGTCCACGCGCCGCACAGGCATGGCGCAGCGTTCCCCCACGCCTTCCGGTGATTCTCAGACAAATGTTTTTTACTGATGTCACGAAATAATAAAAACCATTGGAAATATTGACATTCGGCGTGTTACGAGAGAAAAACAAATATAATGGGGAGCGTGAACACCTGCGAAACATGCGGAATCGAGCTCCCCGAACAGACCGGACGCGGCAGACGTCGCCGTTACTGCTCCGACGCATGCCGCAAACAGGCCAACCGCAGTAAACTCACCCCTCCGGCGCGCATGGCGATGGCGGACCGCTGGGTCAGATGGCGCAAGGTCGTCCGCGGCGACGGAACGACGAAGATCCCGCTGACGATAGACGGGACCACGGCCTCCAGCACCGACCCCGGCACATGGAGCACGTTCGGGGCGGCCGAGGCATCCACCGTGGGCGACGGACTCGGCTTCGCGCTGGGCGGCGGAATCGCCTGCATCGACCTCGACCACTGTTACGACTCGCGCGGATACCTCGCCGACTGGGCCAAATGCCTCATCGCACCGGTCGAGGGAAAGACATGGATCGAGATAAGCCCCAGCGGCGACGGCCTGCACATCTGGGGACTGATGCCGGAACGCGCCGGAATCAAGGTGCGCGGCATCATGAATGCCGAAGCCTACAGCCAAGGCCGCTACATCACCGTCACCGGACGCACGTTCCGCGATTCGCCGGCCAGACTGGCCGACCTCACGTTCCCCTTCGACCTGCTCGACAGGCTCAGATGACCTTATGAACGGAGGAAGCATGGCCAAGGACGCATCCTCCCACCGCATGCCGGCCGGACTGATCAAAAACGGCCGCGGCCAAAGGCTCTGGCACGACATCACCGCGAAATGGGAGCTCACCGAAAGCGAATACCGCACGCTGGAGAACGCCTGCTACACCGCCGACCGCATCGGACGCATCCGCAGGGCCCTCGGCGACGAGCTCACCACCGAAGGAAGCCAGGGACAGCTCGTCGTCCACCCGCTCCTGCCCGAACTGCGCCGCGACGAGACCCATCTGGCCGACCTGCTCAAACGAATCGACATGCCGGAACCCGAGGAACAGTCGGAAGATGCCTCGTCCGACGGCGGCAGGTCCAGCCAGATGCGCGCCACCGTCAACAGACGATGGCACGACAGCAAATGGGAGAAAGCCTACGGCTGATGGCAAGACTACGCAGCAACCGGAAGGCCGCCGCGTTCATCCCAAGCCGCGAAAGCGAGATCCGCGGAATCGCCGACTGGTACCGTTGCATGCTCGCCGACGAGCCCGCACCGCAATGGAACACCAATCCGGTACTCATCGGCCCGACATGGCGTCGTGACGGGAACGGCTGGGTCCTTCCGCAGGCGACACTCGGCTGGCGGTTTCTCGGATGGAGCGGCTACTGGCTGCGCGACTCCGCCAAAGGACTGCCGTGGAAATGGACCAGCGAGCAGGCGAGGTTCTGGCTGTGGTTCTGGGCGTTGGACGACCATGGACGCCCCCTGCACGACAACGCCGTGCTGCAGCGGCTCAAAGGCTGGGGCAAGGACCCGATGGCGGCCGGAGGCGCGTGCGGCGCATGCTTCGCTCCGTTGACGTTCGACCATTGGGACCCCGCGAGCGGCGATCCGATCGGCCGAGACGAGCCGAACGCATGGGTGCAGGTGTGCGCCGTCAGCCAGGAACAGACCAAGAACACCATGAAACTCCTGCCGGGACTCCTGCCGGCGGCCACACGCAAATACTACGGCATCCAATTGGGCAAGCTCAACATGTACGCGATGGGCGACAGCCGGCAGATCGAGGCCGTCACCAGCTCGCCGCTGGCGTTGGAAGG